ATGTTGGAAAATGTTAGTAATCAGATGCAAGAATTGCAACAAATTATTGGAGAGTCATCCCACCAAAACCAGGTGTTGCGGGTGCCCGAATCTTACGAGCATCCGTGGCACCAACATATCAGGGAAAGATCTGTCTCTTGTGGAGATTGTATCGGACCAGAAAGAAAAATCTACACCGAGTCTGTCACCACAAGACTTGGTTTTTCAGGAGGAAAGGCGTCAACGAAAGGTCCGACGCATTGACTTTGAAGAACGGTAAAATCATTTAACATCAATCATGAAAATTTTTCTCGACACAGCAGACTTCGGTGCTATCATCGAACGTTCTCGTACTGGCATCATTTCTGGCGTAACAACAAACCCTACGCTTGTTCGCAAGCAAGGTGTACCATACAGAGATCTTATTGCACAGTTGTGTGATGATTCCTTTGGGTTTGAATCTGTATCAGCAGAAGTTAATGGACACACAGCAGAAGAACTTCTGGAAGATGCCGAGAACTACATTGGTCTAGGTGAAGCAGTCACTATCAAGTTGCCTCTCCACATGGAGGGTCTGGTCGCCTGTAAGGAGTTGTCTGCTCGTGGCGTCAAGACTAACGTGACCCTGTGCTTCTCTGCTGCTCAAGCAGCGGTGACCGCTTTGTCAGGTGCCACATATGTCTCCCCATTTGTGGGCAGATTGAATGATAATAGTGTCAGTGGCGTGGAACTGATCCGTGCTATCTCTGGTCTCTATTGTACCCAAGGGCAGAGCACCAAGATCCTTGCTGCCAGTTTGAGAGATGTCCACCATGTCTCCCGTTGCCTGCTGTATGGTGCTAACGTAGTCACGTTGCCTGTATCAGTGTTTGACAAAATGTACAACCACGTTCTAACTGACGCTGGTCTAAATATTTTTGAACAAGATTTCGCCCAACTTTCTAAATGACATACACCATCTATTCAAAGCACGGTTGTCCTTTTTGTGAGCAAATCAAATTGCTTTTTGAATTGAATGAGTTTAGGTTTGTTGAGTATAGACTAGGTAGAGACTTCACTGGCAGTGAGTTCTATGATCAGTTTGGTGTTGGATCTACCTTTCCTCAAATCTTGATGGGTGAAAAGGCACTTGGTGGATGTACAGAAACTATCAAGTATCTTCAAGAACAAAACATTTGTTGTAACGTATGAAACAAGTAGAAGAAATGCGTGAGGTTAGTGAGGAAGAATTCCAAGCTAACTTCGATGCTTACATGGATCTCATTGAGAACCAGGGTGAGCACTTCCTAGTCCGTCGCTCGGACGGCAGTGCAGTCATCGCAGCACCGATCACAGAAGAGATCGAACCACTGCTTGACATTATGCCTGAATTGCCCTATGATGATGACGTTCCTGGAGACCCCTCCTTCTAATGAAAATCCTTCTTGAGCGTTTCCCCTACCGCTACGTTGAGTGTGGTACACTGGAAATCAATGGGATGCCTGACTTTCGTATTCAAAAAGCAAACGAGTACACCAAACGGTACTCCGACATGTACCTCCTTGATAATCAGATGCAACTTCTGACTGCCATGGAGGATTTTGAATACACGAAGTGGTTAGATCCCGAAAATGTCCCTTGCTATGTTAAAGAAAATGTCTCGTCTCGCTGAAGCAAAAGAACTAGTGCGCCAGGAACTACTGGAGGCACTGCAAAATAAAAGTGGTGACTCTGTTCGTGATCTCTTTGAGATCTATGACAAACTGCGTACCATGGCACCTGTAGAAACTGGTATGGTTATTAACTTTCCCAGTGAATACCCAGACTATGATGAGTCTGCTTACAACTTCCAGTTGAACTCTGACTATCTGTCTTCTACTAACGTAGAGACGTTTGGTGCTGCTGGTCCTGTCGCTATGCCTTTTGAAGGTATCGGTACTGATGTGCTAGACTTTGGTGGTGATACCATCATCTCTGGTGCAGAAGGTGTGGATACCATCACCTTCAATACCGATGAGAAGGATGAGGATAACGACACCATTAGTCTTGGATAGACTCTAAACTTACCCTGGTGGAGCTGGGTAGTTTCTACTGCTGGTCCAGTCTCGGATAGACTTTAAACTTGCCCTGGTCGGGATCCTCTCGGGTTTCTTGCTTCTCCTAAAAAGCAAGTGGTGCGGGTGATTTGCTGCCGCCTGGTTTCTTATTTCCAGTCAAAGAATAAGTGGCGAGCCTAGGGGGAAGTAACGCTCTCCCACCCTTGCGGGATTAGTTTAGAGGCAAAACTAAAGGTTTCCAACCTTTCGTCACCAGTTCGATTCTGGTATCCCGCTTTAGTACAGAGAAACTGTCACAAGGGCATTGACTTTTGTGACTTCCCTGTGCTATATACTTACTCACGAAGACACGTCGAGTCTTCTTTCATCCGTAGGTTAAACTCTACGAGACATACTTAAAGGAACAAACATGATCAAATCTTTCTTCGCAGCTGGTGCTGCCCTCTCACTTTCTGCTGGCGCTGCTGTTGCAGGACCCTACGTTAACGTGGAAGCGAACTCTGGTTGGAGTGGCTCGGACTACTCTGGGACCACGACAGACCTTCACGTTGGCTACGAAGGCGCACTGGGCGAAACTGGTTCTTACTACGTTCAAGGCGGTGCTAGCCTGGTCTCCCCTGATGGTGGCGAGACCGATACTGTCCCCTCTGGTAAAGCAGGTCTGGGTCTGGGATTGACCGAGGCACTTGGTGCGTATGGTGAAGTTTCCTTCATCGGTTCTGGTGATGAGGACATCGACCGTGGTTATGGCGCTAAATTGGGTCTGAAGTATTCCTTCTGATCTGTAGACAAGTGACTGCATAATCACTATACTGGGGGTGCTGGGCACCCCTTTTTTTATGAAGTATCTGCTGCATCCACTGACTCTAATAAACGTGACGATAGTGGGAACTTTGGGTATCATCCAAGCACTGCATACTCATGCTCACTACAATATGACCTTGGACGCTGACAGTTATGTTACACAGTTTCTCAAAAAGAATCCAGACTTTCTTAAAAGCAAGTGTTGGGATGTTGAGTAAGGTCCCTGAACGACACTACTTCCCAATCTTTATTATCATCTCACTGTACTTTGTTGTACCCTATAGTGAGTATGTGATGACTGCACTTGCTCTTCTTTACTTCTTTGTACTTGAGAAGCAGGTGCGTCACCTGGTAGAACTGATCCCCATCCCTCCCACTTGGAAGATTGGTGGTTCAGTTGTGTTCTTCCTAGTCATGATAGATGACACCCTGTTCTACTTCGCCTTGATCGGTATCGCCTTCTGGTTGTCCCGTCAGGCAAGGAAACAGAATGTCATTGATCAGAAATAATTATTGAAGAGGGGCTTGACGCCCCTCTTTTTTTGCTATATACTATGTAAAGTTTCATAACAAAAGGTAAATGACTGTAACAACGAACGAGTATGGGCAGAACAACTTGTTCGCCAAAGAACCACCCATGGTTGTAGAGTCATACAACCGTAAGGGTCTGGATTCACCTCAACAGTATGCTGAAAAGTATAATGGACGTTGGGCAATGATGGGAATCGTTTCGGGTTTCATTTCTTATGCTGTAACAGGTAAGCTCTTTTTTGGAATCTTCTGATATAATTAGAAGATACGCCAGAATAATATGCCAAACCCGAACGCTCTCTATCAAGACATGCAGAAGCTCGACGACATGTACGAAGAACTTCTCTGGCATCCAGACGACGAACTACAATTTACCCACGATGGTACTCGTATCATCATCACTAACAAAACACTAGAGGAAAAACAATGAACGAAAAAGCAGAACTCATTAACGGACGTGCAGCAATGATCGGATTCGTTGCAGCAGTAGGTGCATACTTCACGACAGGGCAAGTCATCCCTGGTCTATGGTGAACGACATGTTACTCATCGCAGCATCCATGCTCGGAGGATTTATCTTCGCAGCACTACTCACAGATGGTAATGTAGATGATGATGACGATTTCGGCGGCGGCATGATGGTCCCCGTTCAGTCGCCAAGTTGAGCATTTGTACTCATCTTTTAGGGGTTGACGGAAAACCGCCCATCGGTTATAATAAATACATCGACAGGTTAAGAAACCAACACATTTCTTAACGCTTCGTAACACCCCTCAAACCAAGACCTATAGGGTGTATAACAACGTCTTTAATACCTCTGCCTAGGGCGCAGAGGAATAGTAACTCCACCATTCCCTGATGGTCTTACTTTTTTTCAAAACAAATGGCAACTCTTTCAAGACAACAATCACAATCCTCGTGGGATAACTTCTGCGAGTGGGTTACATCGACAAACAACCGTCTCTATGTTGGTTGGTTCGGTGTGCTGATGATCCCAACTCTGTTGGCGGCAACCATCTGCTTCATCGTTGCTTTCGTAGCAGCACCTCCCGTCGATATCGACGGCATTCGTGAACCCGTCGCTGGTTCACTCATGTACGGTAACAACATCATCTCTGGTGCAGTTGTTCCCTCCTCCAACGCAATTGGTCTTCACTTCTATCCCATTTGGGAAGCAGCATCTCTTGATGAGTGGCTGTATAACGGTGGTCCTTTCCAACTTGTAGTATTCCACTTCCTCATTGGCATCTATGCATATATGGGACGTGAGTGGGAATTGTCCTACCGTCTGGGCATGCGCCCCTGGATCTGTGTCGCATACTCTGCTCCTGTTGCGGCTGCGTCCGCAGTATTCTTGGTCTACCCCTTTGGTCAAGGTTCGTTCTCCGATGCTATGCCTTTGGGTATTTCGGGAACCTTCAACTACATGCTGGTCTTCCAAGCCGAACATAACATTCTCATGCACCCCTTCCACATGCTGGGCGTTGCTGGAGTCTTCGGTGGTTCACTGTTCAGTGCTATGCACGGTTCGCTTGTTACGTCCTCGCTGGTTCGTGAGACGACTGAAACTGAATCTCAAAACTATGGTTACAAGTTCGGACAAGAGGAAGAGACATACAACATCGTAGCCGCTCATGGTTACTTCGGTCGTTTGATCTTCCAATACGCATCATTCAACAACTCCCGTTCACTCCACTTCTTCTTGGCAGCATGGCCAGTAGTGGGTATCTGGTTCACCGCACTTGGTGTTAGCACCATGGCGTTCAACCTGAACGGATTCAACTTCAACCAGTCCATCCTTGATGGTCAGGGTCGTGTGTTGAACACCTGGGCAGACGTTCTCAACCGCGCTGGTCTGGGTATGGAAGTCATGCACGAGCGTAACGCTCACAACTTCCCCCTTGACCTTGCTGCTGCAGAGTCTACCCCCGTTGCACTCACCGCACCTACTGTCGGTTGATCGAAAACGTGGTATAATATGAGGACCCTTCGGGGTCCTTTTTTATTTTCTGGAAACATGACAACTTTTAACGTAACACTCAAGACATCCGAAGGTGATCATGATATCACCTGTGAGGATGATCAATATATTCTAGACGCTGCTGATGAAGCAGGTGTTGATCTGCCTTATTCCTGTCGTGCTGGTGCGTGTTCTACTTGTGCTGGTAAGATTGAATCGGGTACTGTAGATCAAGAAGATCAATCCTTTCTGGATGACGATCAACTAGAAGCAGGTTTTGTTCTGACCTGCGTGGCATACCCAACTTCGGATGTGGTAGTCCTGACAGAACAAGAAGAATCACTCTACTAATGGTTAAATAACTATGGTTGCTTCAACGCTAAAACAATCAAGGAGGGACTGGTTTGACATCCTGGATGACTGGATTAAACGAGATCGCTTTGTCTTTGTGGGTTGGTCTGGACTACTTCTTTTTCCCACTGCTTATCTCGCAATTGGGGGCTGGCTTACTGGCACGACGTTTGCTACTTCCTGGTATACCCACGGGCTTGCGTCTAGTTACCTTGAAGGTGCTAATTTCCTTACAGCTGCTGTGTCAACGCCTGCTGACTCTATGGGTCATTCTCTTCTTCTACTTTGGGGTCCTGAAGCTCAAGGAGATTTCGTCAGGTGGGTCCAACTTGGGGGACTCTGGGCTTTTGTGGCTCTCCACGGTGCATTTGCCCTCATTGGTTTCATGCTTCGTCAATTCGAGTTGGCTAGGTTAATTGGAATTCGTCCGTACAATGCTATTGCGTTCTCTGGGCCTATCGCTGTTTTTGTCAGTGTGTTTCTCATCTATCCTCTCGGACAGTCCAGTTGGTTCTTTGCGCCCTCGTTTGGTGTTGCAGCGATATTTAGATTCCTACTCTTCCTACAGGGCTTCCATAACTGGACGCTCAACCCATTCCATATGATGGGTGTTGCAGGTATCCTGGGAGGAGCACTGCTGTCAGCAATCCACGGTGTCACTGTGGAGAACACTCTGTATGAAGATGGTGATCAAGCAAACACTTTCAAAGCATTCGATTCCACACAAGAGGAAGAGACTTATTCAATGGTTACAGCAAACCGTTTCTGGTCTCAAATCTTTGGCATTGCATTTAGTAATAAGAGGTGGTTGCATTTCTTTATGCTCTTTGTTCCTGTTATGGGTCTGTGGACAAGTTCCATCGGTATTATTGGTCTTGCTCTCAACCTTCGTGCTTATGACTTTGTATCCCAAGAGATCAGAGCAGCAGAAGATCCAGAGTTCGAGACGTTCTACACAAAGAACATCCTATTGAATGAAGGTCTACGTGCATGGTTGGCACCAGTCGATCAACCGCATGAAAACTTTGTATTTCCTGAAGAGGTATTGCCAAGAGGCAACGCTCTGTGATATACTAGGGGTCTTCGGACCCCTTTTTTAATGTCTTACGATCTGATCAAACCAAACGATCCTAGGTACTTCAAGCAGACCTGTGACAAACCATACGACAGGCATCACTACAGGATTGTGTTCACCAATGGTCAGTCAGAACTGTATGAGGACTGGCAGGTAGCACACGCACGGTGGTTCCAGTGTCCTAGTCAGTTCCTATCGCATATGGATGTGGTTGATCCCAAGAAAAAGAAAAGCAAAGGAGGTTTTGCGTGATTGATTATGGAAAGATGGAGTTGTTTCCAACTCCTGTATACACCGCGATGATTCCTGACTTTGATGAGTATAGGAATGACATCATTGACTACACCAAGCAGTACAAGAGTAAGTATGAAACTGTACAGGTGAGTAACGTGGGTGGGTATCAGTCGTCATCTGATATTCACCAAGACCCCGACTTTCGTTCTATTTGTGATAGGATTTGGGAGACTGTACTCTTACCAGGATGTGACTTAATGTCAGATGCATTTGCAGAACGTGGATTCCAAGGCACCAAGTTTGGTCTTCACAATCTCTGGTTCAACTCCAACCCAAACGGTGCTTGGAACATGCCACACACCCATCCACACGCCTTCTTTTCTGGTGTCCTTTGGGTCAAGGCATCAGAAGGATCAGGTGAACTGGTGTTGCATTCTCCCCAGGGACATGCACTTTATGGACTGCACCACAATGTCTGGGGCATCCCACCTGAAGAGGGTAGAGTGGTGTTGTTCCCATCTAACCTGCAACACAATGTGAACAGCAACACAACAGAGGATGAAAGAATCTCTCTGTCATTCAACCTTTCAATTGACATCCCATGAAGATTCAAATTTTCACTATCCCTGGTTGTAGTTACTGTGACAAGGTGAAAGTCCTAATGAAACGTGCCAACCTAGAGTACAATTCCTACGTGGTTGGACAGGACATCAGCAGGGAGACAATGGTCACGAAATACCCCTTGGCAAAAGGGTATCCGTATGTTATTATAGATGGTGAAGCAATCGGAGGACTCCACCAGACAGCAAAGTTTTTGATCGACAAAGGACTCGTAAGCTCAAAGAGAAAATGACTGAACCCGAGATAAATAAAGGTGTGGAGTTAATGCTTCGGAGGAGGACGAAGGAACCCCCAGGTAAGGGGATCAGGATCAAACACACTTTATCGCTCCTCGGCAAAGTATTTCAATTAAGATTTGAATTTACCTGGAAGGAGGAGACATCTACCTAATAGGAGAAAGACCATGACTACTGCAGTTATCCTCACATTTTCATCAATCTTGATGGTGTTATTCATGATTGTTGGTACACTGATTGGATGGACAGCAAACGATTTTCTCTATGCATACATGAACACAAGAAGTAATTTACCACAGCACCCAGAAATGTATGACGAAGATGGTATGGTTGTTAACGAAGAACTTTTATCTGTACGTTTCGTAGACGAGGAGGACCCTGAAGAGGATGGTTATTATTGATATGAATCAGGTTATGATTAGTAACCTGATGGCACAGATCAAACAAAGTGAACTGAACGAAAAACTGGTGAGGCATATGGTCCTTACCAGTCTTCGTTCTTATGAGAGACAATACACCGAAGAATATGGTGAAGTTGTTCTCGCATACGATAGCAGACACTACTGGCGTAAGGACATCTTTCCTTTCTACAAAGCAAGTAGAAAGAAAGCAAGAGCAGAATCATCTCACAACTGGACAGCAATCTTTGAAGTCCTAAACAAGATCAGAGATGAGATCAGAGAATACTTTCCTTACAAAGTAGTAGAAGTCCATGGTGCTGAAGCAGATGATGTAATCTCTACACTCTGTAAGAACAAAGAACCACTGGACAAGATTCTTATTCTATCTGGGGATAAGGATTTCATTCAATTGCAGAAATACCCAGGCATTACACAGTACAATCCAATCACGAAAAGACCTGTAGCACACGATGATCCTTGGCAATATATCAAGGAGCATGTGATGCGTGGTGACAAGTCAGATGGTATCCCTAACTTCCTGTCAGATGATGACACATTTGTTGCAGGAGTCAGGCAGAAACCTATCAGTCAAAAGAAGGTAGCGAAGTGGGTCACACAAGAACCATCACAGTTCTGTGACAACACACAGCAACTTGCGAACTATCATCGCAACCGTAACCTGATTGATTTTGATTGTGTTCCTGAAGAGATCGAGCAGAAAATTCTCGATGAATATAACTCGATAAATATCAGTGGAAAGAAAGTTCCTTTGGAATACTTCAAGGAACATCAACTGAATGATCTGTTGCAGGAATTCTTTTTTCGTAGTTCATCACCATTTACAAAATGAATTTGCTTATTAATGAAGTGCTCCAGAAAGTGAGCAATGCGAAGACCAAGGCAGAGAAGAAGAAGTTGCTATTGCAATACAATACTAATGCCCTTCGTGCTCTCTTGATTGCAAACTTTGACGAGAGCATCGTCAGCATGCTGCCACCAGGAGAGGTCCCCTACACCGTCAACGATGCCCCTGAAGGGACGGAACACTCGGTCCTGGAGAAAGAGTACCGAAAGCTGTATCTCTTCTTCAAGGGCGGTAGCAGCACCCTTAAACAGTCCCGACGTGAGGAACTGTTCATCCAGATGCTAGAGGGTCTGACTGCTGGTGAAGCAGAGGTTCTGACTCTGGTCAAGGATAAGAAACTGGGTAAGCGTTGGAAGATCACCAAAGCAGTGGTGTCCGAGGCATTCCCTCACATTCAATGGGGGAATCGCGGCTGATGGGAAAAGGAATCAAGATGCTGCATCAGGAATGTGATCCTACCCTTTGCCAGGATCGCAGTCTTCCATACTCTGCTTACATGGTAGAGTATTCTCAAGATGGTATCACCAAGTTTGATATCGTAACTGCTCCTGGACGTGTGGATATCTTTGATCACTACTGGGACATGTATGGTAAAGACTTTGTTACCATGACACAGACAGAGGGGAGAGCCAACCCCAAACTTTGGGTGGACCCTAACGAACCACCAAAGAATAAAAAATAGTTAAATGTAACAGTCGATACATTTGACAAATGCTATATAGTAGTGCTATACTATAGCAATCGTTCATCTTATGATCAGTATCCTACTGGCATTGACCCTTGCCCATCATCAAGACGGTTCCCCCTACGGGTGGCACATGTCATGTGAAAGGTTCCTCCAACGTCGTGTGGAAATTCAGATGGATCCCAACCTAGACCAACGGTCGAAGTGGGCTTTAATTGGATATCTCAAGACAAAAGTGGAAGGTCAGTGCGAAGGATCTTATACATAAGACGCAAGTAAGTCGCGGAACGGAGCGTTCATCCCATGATACCAGAATTACTTCTGTATACAACTCTATCATGCCAGCAAACCGATGCTATCATGTTGAGGATTCGGGCAAACAAATACATCGACGATGTATTGAAGATCGAGTTGGTTGATACCGTAAAGGAATCAAACCCAGAATGTGATTGGTATTGGTCTGATCACGAATAGGTGGTTGGATTGGGACGCAAACGACTGAAGGAACGGGGATTAAACCACCCTAACTTCAGAGGACATACTCATGAACACCTTAACTCTCATCAAGAAGCAGATCCAGAAGGCAGCGGCACTTCACGACGCACAAATCACTCACACCTCTTACCGTGGTGTTGGGTACGATCAGCGTTGTGTAGAAAGCAAGGAAGCTCATGGCACATTCTGCTATCGCGGTCGCACCTACGTTAAGTGATCGACATGCAAGCACTACAATTAGTTGGAGTAACATCCCTAGGTTGTGCAGCATTCATCGCATTACTTTACGGTGAGATCCTCCTCCTACAAAAGATGTAGGGGGAAAGATGCTGAAGATCAGATTTGAATATGATCTTCCAGTCTATGATTCTGCTAAACACGATCCAGATAAAGTCTTTAGACTCTTGACTTATCGTGGTATAACATATGCCAAAATGGTTTATCTAAAATCACGAGGCACGTCCAGCTGGAAAGTGAATCAATAAAACTT